TGGCTGATGTTTCAAACAAGGCAGTTCCACTAGTCCCTGTACCAACAGCATTACCAGTGCCAAGTTCCATCAGGCAGGTTGTCTTGTTTGTGTTAGCATCAAGGATGTTGATAAAAGGAGTGAGAGTTCCCGTGCTAGTTCCTGCTCGGCACAAGGTCAAGACGCTGGTAGGATTGTGTCCAGTTCCGCTAGGAGTTACTTGAACATACAGACCACAAGTGTGACCCTGGGATGCTGGTAGAGCCGATTGAATCAACTCAAACCTACCAGCATACATATTCCCAATAGCAGCAGTGGAGGAGCAAGTGACCGTGGTTCTGTTACCTACGATTGACCCAGCATAGGTAGCAGACTGAGTGACTGTAGTATAAATACCGTTATAAGCCGCACTTGGGTCAACCCTAGTCGTGATTATTGGGTAAGCAGTTGTGAACGTACCTTCTGCGGTTGACAGTGGGATAAACCTATCAGCACCATTGACCATAATGCAGAGAGTGTTGTTGTAGTATATTTTACCCGAAGCAGTACCAACTGTGGTAGCCCCCGCATTGAAACCAACCTCCATGAGGTACTTTGTCTTGAGCGTGCTGGCATCTGCTAGAGTTAGAATCGGTGAGGTAGTGATAGCCCCATCAGCATCACCCAATAGAGTAGCCATGAGAACTGAACTAACACCAGTTGTTGTGATATTACTACCAGCTTCTACATACAAGCCCGCAGATAGTCCAAGTCCAGTAGGTGCGCCGCTAGAGAATAAGAGGTTGAACCAACCGCCGTAGCAGTTACCACCAGCGCCAGTAACCGTAACAGTATTTCTTCCCCTGATAGCCGCCAATGAACCAGTCCACGCTGCGCTAGAAGTCATCAGCGAGTATATACCATTATTGGCAGCAGTTGGGGCAGCCGATGTGATATTAAGTGTAGTCCCCGCCGTACTACCTGCGATACTAAGAGAACCCGAAGCATGGGTTACGGTTACATTCCCATTATTGAAGTTGATTACTGCGTCTGAAGCTAGAAACAGGTCGCTCCACATATATGTGGCTGAACCAAGAGCCGAGCCGTTTGTAGTGCAAGGAGCTAGTGTATTTTCTACTGGTGAGAGGAATAAGAACCTTTCGCTACTCCCAACCAAACACCTGACAGTGCTATCGTAAAGTATCTTGGTAGAAGCTGAAGTCAATCCCTGCAAATCAAACAACACACCATTGGTATCAAAGATTGTGCTCCCAGTCCCCGAAGCATTTAAGTAGAAGAATGATGTATGCGTGTAGGGACAGGTAGCTCCACTAGCAAATACCAATTCACCTTCAAAGGCAGTATAAGTTCCGTCAATGCTTGCTGCCCCAAAGGCTACTTCAGAACAGAACCCAGCAGCCAGTCCACCAACATTACCCGCTGCCCCAAACTGCAAGTGCGATTTAAGAGGCATAAAGTTAGTTTGGACTTTTACATTGGTATAAGTGTGGAATCGTGAACGACCTCCGTATCCGCCAACCCCAGTCATAATAGAGTAGACATAGAATGGTTCGGCATTAGTGGAAGTCTGGCCAGAATTTGTGGCATAAAGAGTAAAGATTGGAGTGCCAGCAGTATAGGTGAGTTCGCTACCAGATGAACCCCATCCTAACTTTGCAGCACCCGCCATAACAAGTTTATCAGCGCTCTCATCCCATAAAAGATAAGCCCCTGATGTCGCACCAAAGAATTTGACATCAAAGCCTATGTCGTCTTTACCGACAGTAAAAGAACCATATTGCTTTTTAGCCCATTTAGTATATGTCGCCATGAATAACCTCCTTTAAGTTATGCAGAGGGAGAGAGATTTTATTTAATAGTTAATCCCCTTAGATGTAAAAGCCTATGGCAATTAGGGCAAAGAGATATTACATTTCCCTTTATATACTTACCACCATCTTTACCCATTTCCAACCTATGCCTATCACAGGGCCCCGACCATCCACACAAAACACATTCATCATTAGAAAAGGCACGTTTGCGCTTATCTTTTGAACTCGCATAAACCATACCATACTTTTGCTTGTGATGTTTCGTGCAGTATATATGATATGTCCCATTACCCCTTGATAAACGATTATTATTACAGCCATCGACTCGGCATTTTAGGTTATCAACCATTACCCTCTCCCCACTGGCATGGCTATTTTATTTTCTTACGCATTACACGTTCGTTTGAGCACCGATGCCTATAAATGCGTCTAAGGCACCAGATGTAAAGCTCGCTGTCCCGACAGTGAAGGAGAGCTGAAGATACCTCTCTGCCGTTCCAAGTGGTATCGGGATTATGATTGGCGCTCTACCTGCGGTCAGGGTAGCCTCAGCATAAGCCTGAGTTGACAGTAGAATTGTAGGAGTGGAGAAAGTAGTCTCGTCATCAGTCTCAAGATGAACTGTCAGAGTTGAAGTACCTGCTGACGAAGCCAATGCTGTCCCAACAGTGCATATCACATACAACTGCTCTCCAGGCCCCACATCCCTACCAGCTACACCAAGGTCTACGTAGTAATCGGATACCGCAGCAGTTACATACGTATCTTGTCCATCGCATAGTAAAAGTGAACTGTCTATATACATTAACTAACCTCCGTTTCTGCAACACCTATTTGGTCGCAGATATGTATTGGTATACCATAAAACGACATGATTGGCTCCCCAGCAGGATTACTAATATTCAAATAAACATTGGATTTATTAGCTGCCTGATGAGATAGATACTCTGCTACTGTTTTGTTACAATACCAGAATGTTCGAGCCAGATTAGACATACCCTCAGTTGGCCCCCTACGGAAGTAAGCCTTAACCATCTTTTCCATGAGGTCTACACCAGTAGAGGCATCGGTAGTCAGTGCTGAAGAACCGATATTACAGATTCTCACTACATAGCGGTAGTCGTGTACGGCAAGCCCTAGTTTCCACTGATAGTGAGTAACCCACGCCATATAGGGATTCCCTGAAGAATCATCCCAAGGGCGATTCCCCAAATCCTCAGTTTTAAGACCAGCCTGACTCCCCTGTGGGAATATAAGGGTATTGAGTTTCGGCCCCCAAGTAATCAACCAAACAGAGGTGAGTGCAGTAGTACCAGCACCATCTATAACTTGAGTACTCCCAGGAGTTCCTGTGGTAAGATTATAGCGAGGCAAAAATCCGTGCATCTTCTCAGGGTCAGTCAAAGCATTGGCAGATATGATTGCTGTCTCTGCATCGTTGCTCAAGCCTGAAATAAACCCCATATCTTCGGACAACCTAAAAGCAGCAGCATTACCAGCCAAAGAAACCAGGTCAGCATCTATCGCTGAAAAAGCCTCCAGCATACCACACTGGTCATCCTTCTGTTCTGTCGTGGTTCTGGTCTCTGCAACTCCCTTATTCAAGAGTCGCCACGTGCCAGAAGCTACCGTAGTCCTTTCCGTGTGCCTATGACCAGTAGGTAAATTGCCCATTATTACAGAGGCATCCTGAATCATAGGGTTAGATTCAGACAGTAGCTCAACTATTGTGTCTATCCCACCCTTTGGGTCTACCCTTTTAGCCCAATCTGCAAGGGTGAGGAATTTTACGCTTGAAGCAGTTCCCATATTTCATCTCCTTGTTATTTTTTAGCCATTGATGGATATAAGCGGTCTAATCCCGCCTGTTCATCTGATGTAGCCCCACCGTCCGTCACATTAGAGAAAGGCTTTGCAGGAAGTACAGGAGGTTCTAGCCCAGGTGTTGTCTTTGTCCACAGAGTATCAGCTATCTTACGTCTCTGTTCCTCTGTAGTAGCTCCTGCAATTTCACACAAATCAACCAGCTTGTTATAGTCGCCATTTTCGTATCCCTTGACTATTTCCTTAGTCATTTCTTCTCGTTCTTTGGCTTCTAGTTGATTGATTTTCTCTCCGTAGGTTTCTTCCTTTTCTTCCTGTGTTCTGATTTTGTCCTTTAGCGTCTGCTCTTTTTCTCTGAGTTCCCTGACCTTTTTAACATAGTCACCTTTGTCAGGGTCATCACTGGACAGGTCATCAATCTGTTTTTGAAGGGCTACCCTTTCCTCTGTAATATCAGAGAGTTCATTTTCCTTCCTTTGAATTTGCTTCTGGAAAGTGTCACGCTCTTTAATCACCTTTTCTAGGTTAGCCTTATGTTCCCTACCCTGCTTTGCTAGAGCATCGCTAATAGCTTTATCAGCCTGTTCCCTACTGTAAGTTCCAGTGTCTTTTGAGGTAGTCACTGTCTTGTCATCAGAAGCCTGCCCACTTAGAGGAGAGTCCTGATTGACATTATCGTTTTCGCCCATGTATTCCTCCTTTTTGGTAAATAAAAAAAGCCCGCTTCACGGACTCGAGGTCACATAAAACGGGCTTCTAAGAGCACTACCTATTTAATTTTTAACGTTCTAATTTAGCTTACACTACTTTTTTGGAATTGTCAAGCACTCAAGTTTATGAGAGATATATTCCTTAATTAGCTTAAAGACATTGAAACGTTTACACCTAGCACAGACAATTTCAATTTTGTCATTATGCAATCTACCAAAAGTCTTTCCGCAACCATCACATTTCAAATATCCGTCATTATCAATCAAACAACTTACTCCTTGCTTCTGCTATCTCTTTCTGTGCCTTCTCCATAGGTGTATACCCTCGTTCCTTATAAGTCAAAGCAATAGACTTACTTACCTTATTGGTAATAACCATCCACGAATCCAATTCTGGGTGTTGATACCTGAAGTCTTCACGTTCCTTGCCAGCAGGCAACCCGACATAATGCTTATATAGGTTTTCTACATATTCAGTTGGTATATCATTCCATTTTATATCAGTAGTCCAACCTAATCGTATCTTCATTTCCAGATAGAACGTCTTGTTCTCTTTGAGGTATCTCTCTTGTGCATATCCCTTAGCGTCTAAGGTGTAATACTCAACATAGTTGTCTATATACTGAGTAGGGAATTTCTTATCATAGGCTTTAATTCTCAGGTCTTCTTCAGGAGTTCTAGTTTCCTTTTCCAATAGTTCATCATATTCTACTGGCGGAATATAACCAGGTGGTTCTATACCTTTATTAACTTTCATCTCTGCAGCAAACTCTGGATGCTCTATCAAATATCGTTCCTGCCTAAAACCTCCAACTGGGAGTTCGTAATAAGCCACGTAGTCATCTATTAGGCTTCCTGTGAATCCTTCGGTATATGCCTCTATTTTCCGAGAGGTAGTCTTATATTCTGCCGTCCCTTTATCCAAACCTTCCAGTTGGTCTTTAAGTCGTAGTAGAGGAACATTCCAGTCGCTACCATCATCAGTCAACTTACCATTTGCCAATGCCACCTCAAACACTTCAGGATTATCAAGCAACCATAACTTCCCCTTCACACTACTAGCCCCACCAGTCTCATCCACCATTGAAACATAAGATGCTTCAAACTCCTTCCACTTGACATTAGCTCTCAAGCGTTCCTCATCCCAATCAGAACCATCATCCGTCAGTAAGCCGTTGTCTATCGCCCACTTATGGATGTCAGGATGGTCTAATAACCAGACTTTAGCCTCCGAACTGCCAGCACCAAACTCGTCTATGGTATGTCCTCTGTCTACCCAGTCATCTTGAAAGTCCTCACCAAGTTTTTCAATAGCCTCAATCCGCCTCATATCATCAACCCATTCAGGATTGTCAGCCTTTAACTTAGCCCTCTCTTCATCTGTTTCAAGAGCATCATACTCATCAAAGAGTCCCCTATGCTCTACCTTCAACTCAAGAGCTTCCAGAGGAGTCTCTATCGGGTTTGAGTCGGGAAACAACCATTCTCTGAGCTTCGGGTTCTTGGCTTGGACTAACTTATCTTCCCAACTATTCGCACCGAACTCCCCTACAATATCATTCCTTTCAAAGTAGTTCTCAGCCGATTCTCTTGGCGGTAAGGTCAACTCAGGTATGGCGTCCTCTGGTATATCCAGTTCTTTAATGAGACGCTCAAACTCATTGTATGCCTCAATAGTTAGTATCGTTGCATCACCACGTAGTGCTAACAAAGCATTATCGGTCGGATTTGCCTTTAGCCAATCGTTTCTAGGATTAACTCTCAAACCATCGTGTGTTTCAAGGAAGGCATCTTTATCTTCAGCTTCAAGATATTTCTTTAATAAGTCATACTGTTGACGGGTAACATTCCCTAAATATGCCTTCGGATATAGTTGGTCAAATTCCTTTAACTTCTCAAGGCTGGCTATCCTTTGCCTTGCCTGCCATTGTTGATAGTAATTGATAATGGTATCACCATTGTCTTCTGTGTTTATCTTGTAAAGAGGAACGTCAGGGAGTATATCTGCTTTAGAGCGTGCTATCTCAGATTCAGCCCACGCCTTGCTTTCTGTAGATGACCTAGGATTATCAATAACATTCTGAGGTAATACCTTGCTATAAGCACTTCCGATTTCCTTGAACCAATCTACTGTGGTATAGATTTTTAATTCCTTTTCAGTTAGCGGTGCTTCTTCTTGTCCTTCTTTTAGTTCACCAAGTTTAAGGTTTGATTCTTCAACCTTTTCCTCAGCATTTTTCTTGGGAGGTTCTAATGCCCACTGGCTAAACAGGAAATCTTTAATATCAACATCTTCACCCTCTGCTATCTTCTCTCGTATACCCTTTTCAACCTGCACAACGTAAGGTGTGGGCAAGCCAGTCACCTGCCCACCCGCTTTAGCTAGATGTTCCACAAGGTTAGCTACATCATCAGCAGATATATCTTCGTATGGGTCTAGTCCCTGGTCAACCAGTTTCTTTGCTTTCAAAAACGCCATTTGCACTTCTCTGAATGTAGCCATCACGGGACTTGCCTGATAATCAAATGGCTGGTCAGTAACCCACCCCCAAGCGGATTGAACTAGCTGACCTCCAATTAGAATATAATTCAATCCACCAAGTATCCCAGCCCTTGCCTGTCTTTCAGGTTTCCATTGAAAGGCATCGGCTATAAACTGAAACATCATTGGCAAAATCACATGGACAAGCAAAATGGTGGAAGCTGCCTTTGCTCGGCTACCCCTCCCATACTTAAAATTCCTTAGAGCGTCTGCTTCTATTCTAAAGTATTTATTGGGCTGATTCTGGAACATTGTCATCAGTTTCAACCATGACCCACCATTCTGAATAGCCGATAATGTATCAATACCAAATGAAGGTTGTGTCCTACCAGTAGTGTCTTCAGCAGCAGCAATGGCATCTGCTTGAGATAATCCTTGTTTCAATCCTGCTTGATATTTCGCCCACATACCTTGAGTAACAGCGAATACATCACCAGCCCTGATTTGCAACAAGAACCAGTCCGTAAACTTACCCTGTCCAGATATTGCCTTCTTACCATGTTTTTCCATAGCAGCCCGAATATCCCGCTCAAAACCTACTGATACCCTAGCTCTAAACATTTCTGAGTTTTCATATAGGAACTTGAAGTTGCCTACTGGATTTGACCAATACTTAGCGATACCAGTAAAGAACTCAGGCACATTCATTTCAGAAATATAAGCAAACAATGAAGGGATTTGTTTCAAGGCTATAACAGGTTTGATAGCAAGAATAGACTTTGTAAAGGCTCTCCTAAGATAATCAGCAGCACGATTTGTTGCTGCCATTTCCACTCCCCCCCTTGCCATCTGGTTCATAAAGTTGTCTATTAACCTGACTACACCTCTACCATGATATTGCTCGATTGCTTGCCTGATTTCTTGACTACCAAACATCCTGCGGAGGTCTCTCATTGTAGTAGCCCATGCTTTGAAGTGTTCCATCTGCTCTATATGATTTGAGAGTATCTTGGTAGCTCCATTGAATCTAAGGGGTCTTATGTTCTTTACCCTTGCTTTAAGACTACCATTGAGGACTGATGCATACTGAGAAGCATCCTGATAAGTGAGTAAATTCTCCGCTATATTGCCTTCAAAATCCCTTCTAATGGGTGAATACTTGGGATTATGAGGCATATCCACATTGTAAAGTTCCTGATAGATAGGATTGATAGTATTGTAATATCCCTCATAGAACTCAAAGTAAGCATTGGCTAATGCCTTCTCCTGCTCAGTTAGATTGCTTTCAACTGCATCCCTAACTTGCTGTGACCAACCCATGCCAGTAGTGAAGGTGTTATCAAGTGTCGGGTCTTGCATCTGCATATACTTAGCAATCATCTCATCACGAGTAAGATTGAGTGTGAATGTAGTCTCCTCAACTTCCTTGCCGTCATGCGTTCTTTTGTATTCCTCTTTATATTCCTCAGTCAACTCAAATGTGCCAAGATTGACTTCCTCATCCAGAGAGTTAAGCACCTGATTGATGTCATGAGTTCCCTTTACTTTGAAAATATCAGTGACCGTATCCTTGACCTTGTTATAAGCATCTTTAGTGCCTATAACCTGCCTATTAGTAGCCCTATGAACCTGTGCTACAAATTTGTTAATCGCACTTTGAAATGGTTTGGAGGTCGGGTCTAATTTACTTAACTTATCCGCAAGGTTATCTATGCCATATTGCCAGTTTGTAAAGGCATCCCACCATCCAGTTTTAGCAGCCAGTTCCCCTCTGGGAACTGCACCTATACCTGTCTTTAATCCCTGTCCACCAGTAAGGATATTACCAATATCGGTGCGTATAGCTTTGATACGCTCAGTGGCAGCCTCCTGTTTTGCTTGCCTTTCTGACCTGCCTACTGTTTCAAGTATCTTGATATATTCAAGGGTATTGGCTAATTCCTCTGCTGACATACCCTCAATACCAGCAAAATTAAGAGACTCATTAGCCTCGAGCATTTCCTCATAGCCGAGTTCTCCATTATCAAACTTGGCGATGTTCTCAGACATCTTATCTCTGGCTATATCTCTATCAAGTTCTAAGTTATGGTCTATAACATCTAATCGCCGTTGAACTTCTGGGGTGAATTTACCCTTAAGGATATGCTCCTTTATCTTTGCTCTAGCCTTCTTGATTTCTTTGCGGATTTCAGCCTTGAGAGTTTTCTGGGCGTTTAATTCAGCAAACTCTTGAACTTTAGCCATTTGAGTTTGAAGTTGTGCATCTGTCTTAATTCTAGCAACGGCATTTAGATACCTGCCTCTTACACTAAGCGGTAAGTTTTCTTTGACGAACTTAGCCAGTGATACCTTAGTCTGCTCTGATGTTACAAGTTTATTTCTCCAATAGTCGTGTATTTTGGTGAGTTCATCTAATTGTCGTCTGACTTCCACATCAGCTTCAGGAACTACCTCCTCTACTGTTGCTACTTCAGGCTTTACCTCGACTGCTGGAGGTGCTTCAGGAGTAACCTCAGTAACAGGCGGTGTAACGGCAGCCTCTGTGGGTGCTGTAACAGGCGGTGTAACCTCCTCCATAGCCACTAATTTATCTCTAAGAGTTAGTGCCTCTGGTGAACCAGCACCTTTTTCTTCTTGAACCTTCCGCCATTCTTTTTGAATAGATTGATATTCCTCTGATTGCCGTATTGCCCCTACCCGCTTCATTCTTTCGGCAATAGTCTCAGTAACCCCTGGGGTAACAGGTGTAACCTTTCGCCTTGCCTCTCTTTTGGAAATTGTTTCAGTGGCAGCAGCTTCCTCGGTAAACTTCGCCTCTGTTTCTTTGAATACTTGTGCCTCACGCTCTTTCGCCAATCTCTGAGCGTTTGCCGCTGCTTGTTTAGTTGTAGGTCTTGGTGTAACCGCTGGTGCAGGTGTAACCACTTTAGTAGGTGTAACGGCAGCCTCTGTGGGTGCTGTAACAGGGGGTGTAACCGCTTCAGGTGCAACTTCACCTATTGCCTGCTTTTTCAGGTGTTCAATAGCTATACTGTCTGCTTCATCTTTTGGTTCTATCTGCTCAAAGGTAATCTCCTTCTCTACTACTTTGGTAGCATCTTCTACCACCTTCTCTAATTCAGGATTAGCTTCAACTACATCATCTAGTGCGTTCTGTGTAGCCACATCTTCTGGTAACCCTTGAGAGATAAAGTCTGCCTTATCTGTGTCAAATTGTGCCTTCTGCTCTGTATCGAGTTGTGGGACTACCTTATTTTGTATTCTAACTATAATGTCGCCACCAGCACCCATGCCAAGACCAGCGCCAGCACCAAGAGAAAAGACCAATTGCATTTCAGGATTCTTAATCATCTCGGCAAAACTACTTTCATCACCTAGTGCCTTTAACCGCAACATCTCCTGATAAACTTCCTCACCACCCTCAGTTAGTCCAGTAAAGAATAGTTTGGCCCCTATCTTGCCTGTAGTAACCAGTCCCTTTGATACCGCTCCAAATGCTGACCTGCCTAAAGGTGTGGGCATAAAGGCAACAGCAATCTGTAGTGCGTCTAAACCTACCAAGGTCAGATTACCCTTGAATACTTTATCCGCTACTCTCTCTGCCTCTTCGTGTGATAACCCTTTACTCCTGGCTTCATCGTAAGCTGCGCCAGCTTCTAGAGCTGACTCAATAGGTCGACTCAAGGCAGCACCACCTACACCAGTTATTATTGCTCTGCCGAAACCGCCAATTCCTATCTTCGCAGCCACAGAGCCAGCTAATCCATAAGCCCCAACTGCTGGAACTGCCAGTGCTATTAAGCTTGGCACCATCCTTACGCCGTAAGTAAGAAAGGTTTGTGGGTTAACTAGATGCTTCCAAGTAAACTCGTCTGGCTCAAAAGGTACTGGGGCAGCCTGCACCTGCATATACTGACCCGCTTTGGTTATCTTTTCACCTATACCACCCTTACCAAGCCAATTGAATACTCCCCCAATATTAGTCACTAAATCACCAACGCCAGCAGTGAAAGTGCCAATTAGTCCTTTCCCTCCCTCAGCAGCTTTCTTTTCTACCACCAAGGCGTCAAGACTGAAGTAATCTTTCATTTGCTGCTCTGTTATATCGGGATACAACTGTCTAACTAGCTTTTCAGTAGCTATATTTCGGCCAGTAGTAATTAGTTCTCTCCTGAGTAAATCGGGGTTCTTACTGAAGTATTCTGATGCCCACTCCAATGTTCTTGGTTTAACCAGATGAGGTAAGGCATCCATTAAAACCTGTTGCAATTTACCTACTTGCGGAATACCAGCAAAGAAGTCATCCTTCATCTCTTCACTGAGTATTTTATCACTGCACATCTGCAATAATTCCCTAGTTTCAGGTGTATCCCCCCTGCTTCTTAAATCCTCAAGGAACGCCTCTCTGTCCTGATTAGCCCACGTTTGTATATTCTGCGCCACCACAGCAGGTAATTCTTCGGCGGAATACCCATAACTCATGGCGGGGTCATACATCTCAGGATATATCTTTTGTAGAATACCTGTTACTTCTGGAGCCACCACAGCAGTTACTTCAGGAACTCCCTCAGTAATTGTTGGCTGAGGTATTCCGCCATAAGGTTCACCTGCCACTGGTGCAGTCGGTGATAATAGATAGTCCTCACCTTCAGCAACTTCATATCCTAATTCTATTGCCTGCTTGTAAGTGAGCCATAGAGGACGTGTGAGTTTCTTTTGTGCTAATGTGCCTTCTGCCTTATATTCCTTTAGTAACTCAAACTGCTTTGTGGTAGCATATTCTCTTTCACTAACAGGCGGTGTAACCTCTTCAGGTGCAATCTCAGTCGGTGCAATCTCAGTCGGTGCGTATGCATCTGGTAATTCAAGTTGGGACTTAGTGTATTTCTCGCCTTCTGGCGATAAAGCCGCATAGTCGATAACATCACCTGCATCCCCATAGACAATATCTGAATACTCCCATTTCTCAGGAGAAACATAAGTATATTTTGGTTCTTGCCCATCAGTGCCATAATCAATCTTCACTCCCCATCCGGGGTCAATGTCAAAACCATACTGCTTTGCCTGTTCAGCAGTCAAGAAACTTAATTGCTTCTGCCTGATTTTCTTGACTCTCTCAAAAATGTCAGTAGCTGGCATTGTCATTTGACTATACCACCTTTAAGTTCTACTATTTTCTTTATCATCTTCTTGGGAATGGTTGTAATGTGTCTATATTCTGGCTTCCCATCGCAATTAAGCCATCTGTCTGTTGATAAAATTATTTGCTTTGGGTCAGATTTAACAACATGCCCAACTGTTTTTGTTTCAAGTTGCTCAAACCGCTCAGGTTCAGTTTTGTCATAATAACCTGAACTAAAGGAGGCATCATCCCATTCCACGCAAACTATTCTTTCTTTCATCTTGGCTTAACTCCCCTATTCCTGGCAGCTATCTGATTTATTTCAGTCGATAGATTAGGGAATGGTGATTTCTTTTGCCCCGCTTTCATAGAATCTTCAAACGGATTCTTTAACTCCATTAAATGCCGTATCGCTTCCTTCTTTGACCATTTACGCATTATACTACCTCCGATGGTTGCCTTGGCTGACTTCCACCACCTAACATCCCCCCTTGCCCAGTTAACGCTACAAGAGGGTTGGCATTGCCTTTGGGTTGCTCAACCTTCGGCACTTCAGCCTCTTGTGGTAATTGTGGAACTTGTGGCTGTAACCTCTGCTTTAGCATAGCAACAGCCCTCTCTATAAGTAACATGGATTGAAAGTTCTTTGTGTCTTTGTCTGATTCGTCCTCCATTTCATCAGCTTCCTCAGCATACCTTATCCCCATTTCCGATAAACCAATAACAGGGTCAGCATTTTTAGCCTGCTCAATATCCAATGCCCTTTCCCATCCAGCAGGGTCTTTTACTGATAATATATCACTGAGTATATACTTGAGTGGCGCTTTACCCCACATTGCTAACGCCCTCGACTCATTAACTATATCTAACCTTGTGCTTTTTGTCATCAACTGGCATTTGATTGAATACTTATCAGGGTCTTTGAGATGCGCAACGGAATATTGACTCTTTTTACCAGTCCTTCCTATCGCAACGTTGCCTTCCCCTTCTGCAGACTTACTTACCAATATGAACTGGTCTATCATCATACGAAACAACTGCTCCCTTAACATCTGTAAGGCCAACCTGGAAGGATTCTGTAACTGGTTTACTATCTCTTGCTCTGTAGATACCTCAATCGCAGATGGCGGTTGTGTGTAAGCCCTCGGCTGTGACGGAGCCCCCTCATCCACCATCCTTAGTATATCCTGCCTGGCTATCATCGATGCTTGGTTTAACTGCCTCTTCTCTATAACTTTAGGGATCTCACCTTTTGGTACTTTCATTGTCTCACCAGCTATTGCCGTATCCCTTGCAGGTTTAGAATTAAAGTTCTCTTCCTCATAAGCATACGCAGGATACAAGGCTTCAAAGGCAATAGTTTCATCTATGCTTAATGACCTGTTTAACTCCTTGTCTAATTTACGAATGAGAAAATATATGTCCTCACCTTCATGCTCTATATAACCTCTATCCCTGAGCATGAATCCTGACGGAGCAAACCTGATAACAAACGGAGGCTTGCCAAACCTGTGTTCCTGAGCAAAGACTAACTTCTTGTCAACCAATAACTCCTCTTTTTTATTATCCCAATAATCCCTTACCTCAATGTTACTCGTATTATCGAGCTTTATGGGAAAATACTCTCCCCCTTTACCATCTTTAGCTATCTTTTCGTACATCTCAAGCTCAGCCTCAAGGTCAAAACCATCCCTGAATGTTATCGGAGCTACCCACTTACCCCTTACGAACGGAGTCCACCTCATATCTAATGGCACACAATGTATATTGAAAATACCATCTTGAATGGTCGATATATACTCAAGCCCAATCAAACCTCTATTGCATATGTGATTATACAAGAAGGAAAATATGTCGGCTATATCATAATTATCCCTGACATATTCGTTTGCCTGGTCAAGACTATCATCCAAAAACTGCTCAACAATATGCGCAGACCTTGGTGATATTTTCCCCTCTACTACAGTTTGCCACTCGGACATCATTAAATTAGCAATAACCTTGCTGCCAAAAGAAGCACCTTTGTTACCAGTTACATTAACTACATTCTTGATTTCTTTATTAGTGTAATCAGTTAATTTGAAATCATCCATGTATATCAAGGATTTGGTAACGTCCATCCGTTTGTAAAGACTCGACCAAGACTCTACCCTCTTATCTATTATCCCCCATGTGTCGTCTGCCATCGCATATCCCCCTTATTTTATATTCCCCCCTAAATACTCAAATAGTGGCTCTATGGCTGCAAAACCTGCTTCTTTATAAGGACAAATAGCTGTTGTTTTGCCTATTATAGAGCAACCAGAAACCTGAGCTATATCTACCTTTAGCACTACTCCTAATTTGGATTGCTCTTCCAGTAGTTCGTCTGCCTGAAAGTCTACTGTCGACCTATCATACCCACTTAAATCAGCATAGGACACAGTAGCACCGTGAATATACCCAACTAGACAGTTCTTAGTCACTTCCCTTATCTCTTCCTGCTTTGTCATTGCTACCCTCCTTTTTACCAGTAACGAATGTTACTCGACTTCGCTGGCTCTGCCCCACTGTACACCGTCTCCGGCGTGAAGTCACTTAATATGCTCCTCTCACAAGCCATCAAATGAAACTTAGCCTCCTGGTCTATGACCTCTCCCTTGAATACAAAACTGAACTTCTCCCTAACATAATTGCTCAGGTCGTTAAAGATGTATACCTTGTTTAGCCGGTGCATCCCTTGCACCAACTTAATCTGCAACGCCTTGTCCATGCTATGCTTTGGCTCACTAATTGGCCATCCCTCAGATGTATATGCCTGTCTCTCCCCTGTCTCTTGGTGGTTGCCCCCTACCCGCTTCAAGACGTTCCTGCCATCAGTGATTACCTTGCAAGCCTGCACGTGGTCGTGGATACTCATTTCTGAGCCCGGCCAATACTCTGCAAAAGCGAAAAAGTCGCCTGTCCCCGGACTCCCAGCATAGAATAGTGCAGCAGCATTGACCCTCCCGAAGTCGTGCCCAGAGTAGACAGGCCATGACTTGTCAATCTCAAATCGTGGTATTAAGCAGGTTTTATCATCAAAGGCTGAATAAACCAAGCCTTCGAGTCCTTTCCACAGACCGAGGACATACCTGTCCTTGTAAATGCCCTCGAACTCCGATAGCCTGTGGCGGTAGTCCTCTGGCAGTGCTGGGTTATCATAGCTCGATGCCTGATAGACTTCACCCCGCTGCTCCTGATAGAACATTCTGTAAAGGTAATGAGACGGCGGGCCGGGGTTAGTCGCTGCAAATATCTGGTGGGGCACACCAGGGAGTCTTAGACGCCCCTCAAGCATGTTCCAGTCGTCCTCAATCGTCTCAATTGCCTCATCAATACCCACAAAGCCAATACCGCCAGCACCCAGTGAACCTAACTTGAGATAATCGTCTAGCCCGCCAAACAGCAACTGGCTACCATTGGTTAGAGTGATTAACCCCTCTGATTTATTATAGTCTGCTATTAGTTCCTTCGGACATACCAGGTCGATGAACGTTTTGAGAGTTGAGAGTCCAATAGTTGCCCTGACCTTACGGCAAATATAACCGAAGTTCTTAGGGTAGTCCAGACTGAGCTTGAGAGACTTAGCACATAGGGCGATAGATTTACCGGCGCCGAAGGCACCAGAGAATAGGCATCGTGAGGCAGACGAGGCGACAAAGCCGTCCTGTGGGCTGTTGATAGGTTGCCAGATAAGTTGGACTTTAGGTTTGGTCGCTGTCGTCATCTATCAATTCCTTAACATTCTGATGTGCGGGCGCTGCATAAAAGTCTCTGCACAACTCAATCCACTCACTCTCAGACAATCCTGACTCACGGATTGCGTACTCCCGCAAGGTTATATAACTCCCTTGATTTTCTATTATACCCTCCTATACTATATACAGTGGTTACTCCTCAATATCACCTGCATCTTGTGGTAGTTGGTTGTCGCTGTTACCATATGGTAATTCCTTTGAAACCGAAATAACCACTAAACCACAGGAGTATCAGGTACACAAAGAGCACGAAAAACGCCCACCTGACAGGTAATGGCACTGGCTTATTGAGTATGCGTTTGAGCAGCTTGCACTCCCTTAACATTTCCTTCACAATTAGGTCGCACTATATATGTTTATGTAATCTCCTTAACTTCACCTTCAATCGATGGTGGCAACTCCTGGTATCCCTTCCCTATGATAAACACCACGTTTATGTCTCTGATATTGCCCCCCGTTTCGTAGATATGCTCCATTTTGTTTAGCTCAGATATGGCTGCTATCGGGTCACGAATCTTGATTGACTTCCTGATGATTGGAAGGCCGTCTTTGGTATAGCGGGTAGTAGTTGAGAACTCTGAGGCAGCTTGGTGATGGGGAATGTCCCTTGTCAGCTTCGGGTCGCCGTCCTCTCCAATGAAGTCGACCAGGTCAGCCCGGATAAGCTCGGTCAAGCGTTTCTGGCGTTCCTCGACAGTGGCGATAGCATTATCCTCAATCTTTCCTCTAAGTTCTTGAAGTCTAGTCTGTATCTTGACTGAGTTAGCAAGTCGGCAAGCGTGTGAATCAATCCAGGGCAGGACATAATTATCTGAGTAACCTGCTTTAATCCACGCTTCTCGTTGAGTAAGTCCTTGGAAGATGTTAAGGGCGAAGGCTTCCTGTTTAGCGGTAAGTCGTTTTATAGACATCTTAGATAATAATAGACACAAAGCGGGGTAGATGTCAAGTATGTGGTATCCTGAGCGGCAGCGAAGTATTTACACTGAGCTTGTCGAAGTGAATAAATATAAAAGAAAGTTGCCGATATGGTGATAAATATAGAGTGGTTAAAGGTATTGTGGGGGATAAAGGGGGTTTCTTTACTTATTTACTTACTTACTTACTTACTTAGCATTGCGTTGGCAATGCGTTGGCAATGCGTTGGCATAGTGCAACTCTACTTCCTTAGACTACTTGACAAAAAGAGATACATAATATAAAATAAGATAATATACATAAAGGGAGGTAAGATATGGCAAAGTTCACATTAGCAGACCTAAAAGACCGGGTGATTGTAAGTCAGCAGAAGGCAAGGGAAAAACAGAATAAGCGTTATCATTTAGCGAGGGAGTTGGGATTCAACTCCTATGAAGCTGCTATCTTACAGAATCAAAGTGAAAGAGTTATCCATAACCTTGCCAAAGAGCGTCAGCTCGAGGTGAAATAATGGCAGAAAAAGACGCTTACTATTTTAAGCACGATTCTAACGCTCATACCGACTTTAAGGTAAGGCGACTATTAAAGCGGTATGGCTGGCAAGGTTATGGCTGGTGGTGGCTTCTCATTGAGATTTTAAGAGACCAATCATCATACTCACTAGATTATGCTGAAGATACCTTTGACATATTATCAGCGGAGATGGCCTGTTCCATAGAAGAAGCCCAACAGTTCATTGACTATCTTTTAGAGATTAAGCTCTTACAAAGAAATGGGCACGATAACCTTTTTAGCACCAGGTTGAATTCAGATATGAAAGTAAAGGATGATATTCAAGGACAAGCCAGGGAAGCTGCCCTTAGACGCTGGCATCCAGAGAAACACAAGCAGAGGAAAGCACATGAGAGCTACGACTAGTTAGAACAAATGTTTTCTAAGCATAAATACGTATTGACAAGTATAGCATAGTCTAGTATTATGAGAGTGTAGAGTTAAATAAAAAGGGAGGTAAGAAAGGTGAACAAAGAGCAGCGAGGGTGGAATAACCTAAACAACGAGGGCGGTGAGGGATATGTCCCAGCGACAAAAGCCGAGATGGCACAAATCGAAGCTGAGTTGGCAGCCCTTAAAGTCCGCAATGCAATGACCCAGGCAGAGAAAGATGCCGAAAATAACGCCAGACAAGATGACTACCTGGCGAAAGAAAAGGAGGAACGGGATACAGATGTAAGGGTAATCGCATATCTAGCGAGGCAAAAATTGGAACTAGAAGGAGGACAAGTTTATGACTGACCAAGAGAGAGCAGCAGACCTTAGAATACAGGCGGCTGTCAATCGCCACTACGCCAGGGCATGTCAGGATACATACCTCAAGACTGGGCGTGCAAGCGCACTCTATCAGGCGGAGCTACACGCTGCCTGCTCGGAAAAAAAGGAGGCTCAGGCGGACATCCTGCAAAGAGAAGGGAAGCAGGACAGAAACAGCTAACCTATTCACCCACTGGGGGACTGCCAGCCCCCAGCAGTGAACCGGTAAGCACCTTAACAACTGAATAGTGCCGGGTAGAGAAGGAGCAACAATGCAAATCAATGAAGCACTTAACGCCCTAAACGATGGTCACTCAATTTGGAAAGTGGGATATGCTAAACGAGTTTGCAAGGCTCTAAACATACCCTTCATGGAGAGACAATTAGTCCAGCGATTTCGTAGTAGTTGGACTCCCGAGAATTATAAAGGGCTTACCATGAAGGACGGATGTGAAGGGATTCTCGGAGTAGATAGCGGGGACTTGAGTTTTTACGTAGCTAAGTTATTCGGAGTAGCTGATAGGGCAGAGCAGAAGATAGGTCGAGGGTCTCAAGCCAGGGCATACGCCACAGTGGTTAGGGAAGCAGTCGAAAGCCTCAGTAAACAAGAGGGTGGCGAGATTTGGCAGTCGAAGAAGTAAAATAAAACACAATCTACCCGGCACTACTCAGGGGATAAGCTTAAATAAAAAAAGGAGGTAGACAGATGAACCCCACATTAAAAATGCTAGTTAAGGACATATATCCTGCCTTGAAGAGTGATTACGGCAACGGCGTAACGCTACAAGGGTTATTAGACGAAGCGGACAGGCAAGTGGCTGGTGAGCAGCCACGAGGTAGTATAGGAATATTCCTAAACCGCTATCTCAAACAAATAGGCACAATCAAATAAAAAGGGAGGTAATCTATGACAGATAAAGAACTTCGGCTAATGTGCAACTGGGCACCACATTGTGAAAATATCTACTGCGTGCATAGGCACCCTCACAATGCCTATCCTGCTCTTAGCAAAAATGGGAATCCCCAATGTGAAGATAAGGGCGTATTTTGCCATTCGGAAAATAGAGCTGTGAATTGTGTGCCAGTAAAGGGAGGTAAGATATGACAGATAAAACAGAACCAATAGTCTTATGCCCAGAGTGTGGGTGCAAGATGGGCAAAGCTGGTTCTGCACAATCAGGCAGGAAGAAGGTGCAGAATTGGAGTTGCTATCGATGCGGTAGACGAACTATCACGACACCGCAGGGTTTGATACCCTTTGTCGGAAAGTCTGAAAAATAAGCTAAACTGAACTAATTACGTATTGACAAACAATAAATCCTAGTGTATACTATGGTTATGAAGATAAGTAAGCGATTACCAAGATATAGATGTCTTAGATGCGACCATACTTGGATACCCCGTAAAGACGAATATCCTCGTTGTTGTGCTAAGTGTAAATCACCTTACTGGGATAAGGCACGGAGAGCATAGGATATGGATGACCGATATAAAGCTAGAGCGATTCGTAAAAAGCTACCTGATGCTTGCTCCTGTTTTGATTGCAGGAAGAGAATAACTAAGAATGGAATAGGTAGCCGTAAGATAAGGCTTCACCATATAATACCGCCCAATGATGGCGGTCTAAGCATTGAAGATAATTTAATACCGCTTTGTGGTTTTTGCCACAAACAGCGACATTTAAGAAATGACACCTAAAGATATACAGAGACTTAGAAGGCAACTAGGTCTAACACAAAAGGAATTTGCGGGCAGGTTAGGATTGGATGCTATTAGCATCTCTCGGTGGGAACGGGGTGTCCAAAAGCCAAAGCCAGTCCACATTAGGCGAATGGCCAGGCTGTCAAAGAAAGCTAAATAAAAAGGGAGGGTAGAAATGAGGACAAAGGCAATGGAAACAATCTACATTCGACACACCTACACCAGCGAGGAACTACTGAAGATAGGTCAGGACATGGCGCAGGCAGCCTCCAAGAAGAAGGAACAGGAGGACACCCTGAAGTCAGTCCA